AAATATCGAGTTTCATTAAATGAAGTTAAATATAAATTTAATGTTTTTCAGCAAAATTCAACATTAAAAAGCATGATTTAAATTATGATTAATTATTTAATTTATTGGATTTTGTATTTTATATAAATAAACTATGTTTAACTAAATATTCTGATATATTTATAATTAAAAATATTAAACATTTTCAACTTATCATATAAGGAATAATTATGACACACACAATTCAAATAGAACCTAAATTAATATCAGTTTTTCCTATTGAAAAAACTGCAAGATTTTTATATATAAATAATATTGCAGTAGCATTAATAGATAACGGAGTTAATATAATATATCAATTATTAGATATTAATCATTCTGTAATAACACAACAGGAATTTATTCAATTACCTAACGACTCATTAGTTACGTGGGTTAATTCAGATGAACAATTAGTTGATATTTTATTATCTAAATTAAATTTAGTAAAATCAAATGAACCTATAGAGCAAATTCCTAATGATATCCCTATTCCTCCTGTTATAAATCCAGTACCATAAATATTTATATAAACTGTATTTAACGAAATGCTCTGATATATTTATATTTGTAATTGTTATAACAAACCTTAAGGTTACATGAAAAAATTAGTGTATATCGCACCACACTTGTCTACTGGTGGTATGCCTCAGTATTTATATAAACAAATAGAAATGCTGATAAATGATTTTGATATTTACTGTATTGAGTGGTCCGATGTGACCGGAGGAGTATTAGTAATTCAAAAAGATAAGATTTATAATATTTTAAATAATAAATTAATTACTTTAAAAGAAAATAAAAAAGAATTATTTAATATTATAAATACATTATCTCCAGATATTATACATCTTCAAGAAATTCCTGAATTATTTATGGATCATTTAATTGCAGAACAATTATATTCTAAAAATAGAAAATATTCTATTATAGAAACTTCTCATGATTCATCTTTTAATATTGAAAATAAAATATATTTTCCAGATAAATTTATGATGGTTAGTCAATATCAAATTGATAGTTATAAATTATTAAATATTCCATGTGAACTTGTAGAATATCCTATCGAACATAAAATTAAAACTAAAACTAGAGACCAAGCACTTAAAATATTAGGATTAGATCCTAAACTTAAACATATTATCAATATTGGTTTATTTACTCCTAGAAAAAATCAAGCTGAAATTATTGAATATGCTAAACAATTAAAAGATTATCCTATTCAATTTCATTTTATTGGTAATCATGCAGATAATTTCAAATATTATTGGGAACCATTAATGAAAGATTTTCCATCAAATTGTAAATGGTGGAATGAAAGAAGTGATATAGATTCCTTTTTCGAAGCTGCAGATTTATTTTTATTTACATCTAGAGGTTCGAATTTAGATAAAGAAACAATGCCATTAGTAATTAGAGAAGCATTAGGATGGAATATTCCATCCTTAATATATAATTTACCAGTATATTTAAATTATTTTGATAAATATAATAATATAGAATATTTAGATTTTAATAATTTGGATTTAAATATAAATAAAATTTTAAATAAGATTGATTTAACAACACATATAAATACTGATACTTTAATATTAAATAAACGTAAAGTTCCGTTGTGTGATGACCATAATGGTGTAAATGTTTTATATGGACTTAAAGATTTAATTACAGAAAATTTTCCAAAGAATGCTTCAATTGTTGAAGTAGGTTGTTTTGAAGGTAAATCAATTGAATTATTTAGTATATTTTGTAAAAATGTATATGTAGTGGATCCATATTCATCTTATAATGATATATCAGACGAATTATTATTAAATGCAAAATCACAGTTGGATGAAATAATTAAACAACATCCCAATATTATTAAATTAAAAAAACACAGTATTGACGTATCCTTAGATTTTGAAGATTATTCATTAGATGCTGTATATATTGATGGTGCTCATGATTATATTAATGTTAAAAATGATATATTAACTTGGATTAAAAAAATTAAACCTAATGGAATTTTATGTGGTCATGATAGACATTCTGATGGTATAAACACTGCACTTAAAGAAATATTCAATGATAGTTTTATTGCTGAGTATTCTGACACATCATGGGCAATAAAAGTAAATACAAATTATATTCAATCTAATATATCTTCTAAGTGGAATTTAGAATCACAGACGATTTATTTTTCATCTAAAATAGATATTAATTTTCCAATACGAGTTGTTTTAAAAGAATATATGTCTAATGCAGTAATGTATGGACATGTATATAATAGTATACCAAAAAATATAGAATTTTGGATGATACCCGTCGATAAGAATATACATAAATATGAATTAGATCAAAATTTTTCAGGTGTTAAATTATGTATCTATAATATAGAAACAGGTGATCAAATTTATGAACAACCCTACTATCACAGATTTACAAATGTACCTCAAATTGAATCATTAAGTAATGTTGCATTTTATTATAATAATTATTTAGAATATTTTGTCAATAAAAAATATGATAAATGGTTTAAAGGAAAATATTTTAAAAATGTAATTGATGTTGGTGCTAACATTGGTGTATTTACTAAATTTATAATTTATAATAACATATCAGATAATATATTTTCAATTGAATGTTCTCCAACTGCATTAAATGATTTATATTATAATTTTAAAAATGAAAACAGAGTCACTATAATTCCAAAGGCATTACATATTAGTAATGAACCTATAACATTTTATAATTCTGAAGAACATTCTATCATAAGTAGTACTATACCACCTGAAAAACTTACACAACACACGGCGGGAATTAAAGGTGAGTCTAAAATTACAGTAGATACAATTACACTAAAAGAACTAATTGATCAATACGGTACAATAGATTTATTAAAAATTGATATTGAAGGTGCAGAATATAATATATTTGATAGTATTGATGTTAATTTATTTGATAATATTAATAATATGTTTATTGAGTGTCATTATTTTGAAGATGATTATAAAGAAAAATACTTAAATCTTAAGAATATATTAATATGTGCAGGTTATATAGTACATAAATTTTCTACAAATCAAGATTTAGCTGGTCAGAGTGAATGTATATTTGTAACTAGGAGTACAAATTGATTTTGTTTTTATATAGTAATAAAGAATATGAACATCAGGCTATTGGATGTATTAAATCACTAAAATATAAATTAAATGATGATAATAAAATTGTATATTATACTATTGGATTTAAATCTTCATATAGTGCACCAAATGTTACATGTATACAATTAGGATTTAAAGATTATCCGAGGTATCACTTTTATAAATCCGAATTATCTTTACTTACAATGGAATTATTTCCAAATGAAACACATTTTATATTTTCAGATACAGATATTTTGTTTTCTAAAAAATTTAATTTTAATAAATTAAAACACGATTATACATACCCACTTGCAAGTTTCGGACCACATGAATATCCGTTTATTTATGAAATAATTAATAATGAAACTATTATACATGATGAAACAAGACTCATGAATTATTTTAATGTTTCTAAAAGATCTATGCAATATACGTGGTCATGTATTTACGCATTTAATAGATCATGTAAAGATTTTTTAGAAGAATATACTTCAATGTGTCAAAACAAGTATTTATCAAGTAAAAATTTATATTATTATCCATTCGCAGATGAAACTGCTTTTAATATATGTCTTTGGAAAAGAAATGCTACTCACAATTTAGGGTATGCGTTTTTGAATACACATAATCCTGAATCTGTTAAATTTGTAGAAGAACATAACTTAATTGACATTCATCTTGGAAAAAATATAGATGACTTGGGAGCAGATTGGGAATATGTTGGAGATTCATCAAATATTATATGTTATCATGGTTTTAAATTTGATTATGACATAAATCCAACATTAGAATATTTAATAGGTAATAATTATGAGAAGTAGAATTGATTTTAGTAAATTATTATTAAGTAATAATTTAACTGGATACGGAGTAGAATTGGGATCATTTGAAGGACAATTCGCAAAGAATATATTATCATCTTGGCCAGGTAATTTATATATGATAGATGTATGGAGAACATTACCGTCAGATGAATATGATGATATATCTAATCAATATGATTATTTGTCCGTTATAGATACTGCAATTAAAAATATACAACCATATGAAGATAGAGCACATATAATTAGAATGAAAGGTAAAGATGCTGTTAATTTATTTAACGATAATATGTTAGACTTCGTTTATATAGATGCAAATCATACTTATGAAGCTGTAATAGATGATATTAATATGTGGTATCCCAAAGTTAAATCAGGTGGTATAGTTTCCGGTCATGATTATTTACCATTACAATGCGATTATAATAAAGAAAATTATGATAAAAATATAAAAAATATTCCAATAAACATGTGGTCAAATAGTGATCCTACTAAAATTGAATATGTAGGAATGTTTGGAGTAAATCCTGCAGTTGAAGAATTTACTACTGAACATAATTATAAATTTAACGTAACTCCAGATGACTGGAATGGTACTTGGTGGTTTATAAAAAGATGAAATTGTGTAATGTTATATTAAACAAATCTGAATTAAAAATAGATATAAATTATCTTTTAGATATAGATATAGATTTAAAAATCGTAATATCTGATTTAATATATGACTGTACATATTATATATTTAATACATCTTTTCAAAAAAATTCATCAATATGGGTAGTACCATTACCGTTAAATTTAAAAAATTCAATTTCTAATACTAATTTTAAAGGATTTTATTGTAAAATATATAATACTAAATTAAGATTATTACAATCAGACGAATTAATTTTAAATGATAATACATTTAAATCTAAAAATTTTAGTAGTGATCCACTTGATATGGTCGGTGAGTCGTATGTAGATTTTTTTTATAGTGATTTACTTAATAACATTGATACTAGTGGTGTAGTTATTGATGCAGGTGCAAACGTCGGATTTTTTACATTATATTGTTTACAAAATCTTAATTTATATAGAATATATAGTATTGAACCAGATGTGTTACCATTTTTTCATTTAAATAGAAACTTTATAAATGATTCTAGAGTTATTTTAATTAATAAAGCATTATCACATAATTGTGATGATATACAATTTTCATTTTCAGTTTGGAATTCGGTTGGTAGTAGTGAATTTAATCAAACCGATGGTGTATTTAGAACTAATGTTAGTTCAATAGACCTAAATACTATTTTAAATTTGGAATCTAAAATAAATTTATTAAAAATGGATATAGAAGGAACGGAATTCAGAATATTTGAAAACTTGGATAATAGTGTATATGATAAAATAAATCAATTTTTTATTGAATTTCACGGTACACCATACACTATATTTAACATATTACAATCACATGGTTATACAGTTGAATATAGGCATTCTAATGAAAACGATATTGCTGGATTTATATATGCATATAAATAATTATTTGGTAGTTTTTTCTTCTCATATAAATAACGATTCTAAAAAAGAATTTGCTATTGAAACATTAAAACATTTACAAGACAATAATATAGATGTTTGTATATCTACCCATTGTAATAAATATTTAGAAGAATTATCATTATATGCTAAATATATAATATATGATTATAATAATGAACTAGTTGTTGTTAAAGATTTTTTAGATAATATAGATTTAATAGATGATTCATGTAATATTAATGGTAGTGTAGATAATTTTTTTACGTTTGATTATTCAGGTGATTCACCAGTTGCATCAAGATTTATACCCGGACCAGAACATTCAAAACCTGCACTAATATTATTACGAAATGGAGTTCAAGTTGCACATTCAAATCAATATAAGTGGGTAATATATTTAGAATATGATCTTCCAATTCCAATAGGTGGATATAAAAAATTTATAGAAGACAAAATATCAATATTAGAAAATAATAATAAAGAATGTTTTTATTATATATCAAATTTAACATACAATCAATATTTGTGGGGTGGATGTTTTATCTGTAAAACAAATAAATTATTTTCTAGTAAAAAGTTGATGTTAGATGAATGGAATACAAGCGTACGTATGTGGATTAAATATTGGGGAATTACACCATTTGAATATTGTATACGAGCCAGTATTTATGAAGTATTAGATTATAGTGAAATTCATACTGAAATATTCGCTGATACATATAAAGAATATTGGAATGTAGATAATTATTTAAATTTATCTAGATCTGATTTAAGTTTTCAACAATACTCAAATACTAATTTACATATTTATCCTGTATTAAATAACAACCAGTATGATTTATATTTTTTAATGTTTAATTTTCACGTAGAAACTATAGTTAATAATGTACAAATTTTTATAAATAATAATATTGTATATGATATTAAACAATATACTATTCCAGCATATGGTTGGTTAACACAAAAAATTGAATATAATTTAAATGATTTTATTGAATTAAAATATAGTTTAAATCCTGAAGGTCAAATATACTCAGAATCATTCCATACAAATGATATAGAAAAAATTTATAAATATATGTTAAGAATCACAAATAATAAGTAGGTTAATTATGAAACAAATTCCATTATTTAAAGTTTATATGGATCCAAACGCTAAAATTGAAGTTGGAAAAGTATTAGATAGTGGTTATATAGGACAAGGCAAAAAGGTAGAAGAATTTGAAACAAATTTAAAAGAATATTTTAACGTAGATAAATTACTTACTCTCAATTCTGGTACTTCTGCATTACATTTGGCAATACATTTATTAAAAAAACAAACAACAGACTGGCCAGGTTTATATCCTGGAGATGAAGTATTAACAACTGCACTTACTTGTACTGCGACTAATTGGCCAATACTCGCTAATGGTTTAGATATAAAATGGGTAGATATAGATGAAAAAAATCTAAATATCGATTTAGATGATTTAGAAAGAAAAATTACAAGTAAGACTAAAATTATTATTGCAGTTCATTGGGGTGGATATCCTGTTGATTTGAAAAGATTGAAGAAAATACAACAACACGCATACGAATTGTATGGATTCAAGATTATGATTATAGAAGATGGTGCACATTCATTTGGAACAGAATATGATGCTAAAAAATTAGGTAATGATGGCAACATTGTTATGTATAGTTTACAAGCTATTAAACATGTTACTTCTATAGATGGTGGAATATTAATATTACCAACTCAAGAATTATATAATAGAGCTAAACTAATTAGATGGTATGGAATAGACAGAGAGCATAATTCTAAGGATTTTAGATGTGAGGCCGACGTAATAGAATGGGGATTTAAGTTTCATATGAATGATGTTAATGCTACAGTAGGTATAGAAAATTTAAAACACGCAGATGAAATATTAAATATTCATAGAAATAATGCAAAGTTTTATGATATTCACATAAAACATCCTGATGTAACTTTACTAGAACGACAAGATTATAATAATTCAGCATTTTGGATTTATAGTATGAAAGTAAAAAATAGATTTATGTTCTATACTAGAATGAAAGAATGTGGTATAATGGTTTCGCAAGTTCATGAACGAAATGACAAACACACAGCAGTTAAACAATATAAAACATTTTTACCGACACTAGATAGAGTTTTACCAGAAGTTGTATCTATACCAGTTGGTTGGTGGGTAACTAATGATGATAGACAATATATTGTAGATTGTATTAATGGAGGTTGGTAATGTATAAACATAAAAATGGAATTACTTTAGTTAAATTGGAAAGAGAAGATCTTCCAATATTAAAAAGATTAAAAAATGAATCTTGGTTTGGTACTCATACTATTAATTTTGTAAATGATGATGATCAAACACGTTGGTTTAACTCATTAGATAATAATAAATCTTTAATATTAATTGTAATACATACTATCACTAACCAAAAAATAGGATTGTATAAAATACAAAATATAGATTGGATTAATAGAAAATATGATTCTGCACATGATATTTTTGAAAATTTTAGAGGTAAAGGATTATCTAAAATATTATTAGAAGCGGGAGTAGATTTTGGATTTGAAATATTGAATATGAATCGAATAGACACTGAGGTTTTAGAAAATAATATAGCAAGTTATAAATCAGCAATACACGTGGGTTTTATTCAAGAAGGTATTAAAAGAAAATGTATTCATAAATGTGGTCAATATTTAAATAGTAATGTATTGGGTATATTAAGAGAAGATTGGATGCAATTACCCAGAGTTATAAAATATGGTAAAATTTGTAATATTTCATATATACCCAAGAATGGTATAATGTGAAAATAATTAATATAACTCCAGGTTTAATATCAATACCACCTAATGGATGGGGTGCAATTGAAAAGATTATATGGGAAATACATATAAATCTATTAAAGTTAGGTCACGATTCTCAAATAAAATACTTAGATGAAGTAACACCAGATGATAAAATAGTTCATATACATGTTGCTAATTTAGCTAATTTGGCATACGAACGAGGTATACCTTATTATTTTACAATGCACGATCATCATTCATATCTTTATGGAAAAGAGTCTGAATTATATAAAGAAAATTTATTAGCAATTAAACATGCAAAACATGCTTTTGTTCCGGCTAAATATTTAGTAGATTATTTTGAAGGAATTCCAACTTACTTTTCACATGGGGTTAACACTGAATATTTTATACCTAATCACTATACAGATGAACAACATAGATTATTATGTGTAGCTAATAATGGCTTTATACATGATGCGTCTGAAGACCGTAAAGGATTCGGTTATGCAATTGATATAGCAAAAAAATTAAATTTACCTATTACAATTGCTGGACCATCTAATAATAAAAAGTATTTTGAAAAATATCCGTCTACATATAAAGGTCTTACAATTTTATATGACTTAACCGAAGATCAATTAAAAGAATTATATCAAACACACTCTATATTTTTACACTTTTCTATGTTAGAAGCAGGTCACCCCAATTTAACAATATTAGAAGCTATGGCATCTGGACTTCCTGTAATAGGAACATTTGAAGAAAATAACAGTTTAGCTGGAATGAAAATCATTAACAGAGAAATTAATGATGACACATTAAAGATCATATACGATGTGGTATTACATCACAGTAAATATAAATTAGATGCAGTTTTTACTGCTAATATTTTATCATGGAAAAATAGAACATTAGAATTAATTAAATTTTATAAGGATGAACCTAAAGTGAAAGAACAATTAATAAACAGTTATAATAATATACATCCACTTTATATTGAACCAAAGCATTTTACAGCATCATTAAATATAAATAATATAGATGGAGCATATGCCGATGTTTTAGGTGAAGATGGTAAAGATTATATTGTAGATTTTATAGATAAGAAAACTAATAAAACTGAGTATTCATGTATATTAAAAAACGGTAACTGGGGTAAAGTATCTAAGAAATATTTTGTTAATTGGAAAATAATACTAAAAGATTCAAATGGTAGTATAATAAAAGAATATGATTTAGATTTTTCAAATAAAAAAGTTTATATTGCTCTTGAGTCTAAGTCACTTGGTGATACACTGGCTTGGATTCCGTATGTAGAAGAGTTTAGAAAAAAACACAAATGCCAAATCATATGCTCTACATTTTGGAATAATCTATTTATAAAAACATATTCAGATATAGAATTTATTGAACCTGGAAAAGTTGCAAATAATATAGTTGCAATGTACTGTGTTGGTATATTTTATAATTCATCAAATTTGATAGATCTGTTTAAACATCCAGTTGATCCTATAAGTCGTCCGTTACAACAAACCTGTTCTGATATTCTAGGTTTAGATTATAAAGAAATTCGTCCTTTAATAAACTTGCGTGATAATATAGAAAAAGAAAAAATTGTTACAATCGCAATTCATAGTACATCACAAGCAAAATACTGGAATAACACTACAGGTTGGCAAAAAGTAGTTGATTATTTGAAATCACGTGGTTATAAAGTTATATTATTATCTACTGAAGAAAATGGTTATATGGGAAACATGAATCCTAAAGGAGTAGATTATCATCCTAAGGGTAAAATTGAATATGTAATTAACCTATTACAAAAGTCAACAATGTTTATAGGTGTAAGCAGTGGTTTAAGTTGGTTGGCATGGGCGTGTAATACAAAAACTTGTATGATTTCAGGTTTTACAGAACCATTTAATGAATTTATTTGTACTAGAATATATCCAGAGATTGATATTTGTTCAGGTTGTTATAACAGATTTATATTTGATAAAGGTGATTGGAATTGGTGTCCTGTTCATAAACATACATATAGACAATTTGAATGTACAAAAACAATTACTGGAGAAGATGTAATTAGTAAAATTAAACAATATCTTTGACCCCATATTTGGTATAATATTGATACCAATTTACTTAGGAGGTGAATTATAACATGGTTAATGTATTATATTAAATGTGGGTCAATTTTAGTACTAATAGAATTTCATCTAATATTTAATTTAAATATCAATTTCATAAATAAAGGAAACATATGGAAACTAATAATGACGTAATAAAATTACCGGACGAAATAATTAATAAGATTAAAGAATTTCAAGAACGAACTATGGTCTTAGTATCGAGATTAGGTGATATTAATTTGCAACAACATAATTTACAAAAAGCTAAAGAAGGTTTGTTGAATCAATATGATACGAATATTGTAGAAGAAAACAATCTAATCAAAGAAATAGAAACCAATTATGGTTTAGGCAGTCTTGATATTAAAACTGGTCTATTGACAAAGTTAAAAAAATAAAAAAAATAATAAAAACTGAGTATTAATTATATTTCTGCATAGAGATTTCTATATATATATTTAACATACTTTATTTAATATAATCTTTAGGAGAAATATAATGGCAGAAAAAATGGTTAGCCCTGGCGTATTTACGCGAGAAAATGACCAATCATATTTAGCATCAGGTATAAGTGCAATAGGTGCAGCAGTTATCGGTACTACTGAATCTGGTCCAGCTTTTGTTCCAACCCCAGTATCATCATTTGCGGAATTTGAAGCTTTATTTGGATCAACAAGTGATTCAACATATGTTCCATATGTTGTAAAATCATATTTACAAAATGCAGGAATTATAAATGTAGTAAGAGTACTTGGCACAGAAGGTTGGCTAAACAGTAATACACGTATTAATGGTCAAAATAATTTAGTTAAACTTGTTGTAAATGGAAAAACTGCAGTTGCTTTAGGTGTTACTGCAGGTTCTACTAATTTTTCTGTTTCAGGTTTAACGGTTACTGGGAATGGTAATAACTTTACACTTAATTCAGCATCAGTATATGTATCATGTTCACTTGATAAATCTAATCCTAATTATATTGTAAAAGTATTCGGAACAGATCCTTTAAATAATAGTGGAAATACACTGTCTTCGAATTTATATATATATTCAATGAATATTGAAGCAGCAACTCCTTACACATCATCAACTGTATCAGTAACTAGTTCACAAGCATTAACATTTCTTACAAACTCGGATTATTCAGCAGCAAGTACCCCTTGGATCCAATCACAATTGGTAGCAGGTGAAGCATATAATTTATTTAGATTCTGGACTTTAAGTGATGGTACAAACGCTAACATGAAATATAAAGTTGAGATTAGTAATATCACAAAACCAGTAGATGATACACAATATGGTGTATTTACAGTTGTTGTTAGAGAATATTCTGATTTAGACTTTAGACAAAGTGTCGTAGAAACATATTCAAATTGTAACTTAGATCCAACTAGTAAAAATTATATCTTAAAGAAAATTGGTGATAAATATAAAACTATAGATTCTGAAGGTAGAATAAATGTTTATGGTACCTATGATTCAAAATCTAAATATATCAGAGTTGAAGCAGCTTCTACTTTAGAAAAATTAGCAAATACAATTGTTCCGTTTGGTCATGGTCAATATTATAACCCAATTACAGGTAGTGCAGACACATTTTTTGATATACCATTTAAGACATATCAAGGAACAGCTGATATTTATCAATCGTATGTTCCATGGGGTATTGATTTTACAAACTTAGATCATAAAGCATTTTTGACACCAATTGCAGATAATGTTACTTATAGTACAAACTCTTCATTGAATTTAGATAATATTATGGGTCATGCAAGTTCATCTTATACATCATCACTATCAAGTTCGGCCGCACCAACAGAAATGTTACATTTCATCGTAGGTTTCCAAGGTGGTTGGGACGGTTTACCACCTAATAGAGTTAAGAATATTGGTACTAATATTTCTGCAAGTAATGTATTTGGACATGATTGTAGTGGTGCTATGACAGAAGGTACATTAGCACTTAAAAAAGCAATAAATGCAATCTCTAATCCAGATGAACTTGATATTAACTTGATTGTAATTCCAGGTATATTAGAATCATTACATCCTTATGTAACAGATTATGCACGTACACTATGTCGAAATAGAGGTGATTGTTTTTATATTATGGATTCAGTTCAATTTACTGGAACAAAAGAAGATATAGTAAGTGCAATAGCTTCTATTGACAACAACTATGTTGGTACTTATTTTCCATGGGTACAAATTGATGATAATGTTAGAGGCAAACGTGTTTGGGTACCACCTAGTGTAATAATCCCAGCTGTATACTCATTCAATGATAAAGTAAGTGCTCCTTGGTGGGCTCCTGCTGGACTTAATCGTGGTGGATTAACAGAAGTAATTGAAGTTAAACGTAGATTAAATCAATCCGATAGAAACTATCTTTATGAAAACAGAGTAAACCCAATTGCAGTATTTCCTGGAACTGGTCCAGCTGTATGGGGACAAAAAACTCTTCAAAAGAAAGCTTCTGCTCTTGATAGAATCAATGTAAGAAGACTTCTTTTAGAAATAGAGAAGTTCATTGCTTCAACTTCAAGATTCTTGGTATTTGAACCTAATGTAGCGAATACAAGAATTCAATTTTTATCTATTGTAAATCCGTATTTAACCGATGTACAAAAAAGAAGTGGTGTTTATGCATTTAAAGTAGTAATGGATGAAAGTAATAATGATGCTGACGCACTTGATAGAAATATTTTACGTGGAGCAATTTATATTCAACCTACTAAAGCCGCGGAATTTATTGAATTAACTTATAATATTACCCCAACCAACTCTACGTTCTCTTCTTAATCTTAATAAATTAAGAAAATTAAAAGGCCTATAATTAATTTTATAGGCCTTTTTTGTTAAAATTGATTATTTCTATATTTATAATAAATTAGGAAACTTATGAAACGATTAATGTTAAAAGAATTTTATGATAACAGATTAATGTTTGACCCTCAATTAGAGATTCAAATATTAACAACTGATATTGTTAGACAAATTGGTAAATATTTGTCGGTCGATTTTTCTAAAATACATATTGATCAATTGTTTTATGGAATTAAGGTTGAACAGAAACGTAGTGTAGGAGAAATTAAATCTGGAAGTCCTAATCAAATGAAGAATTTAGTATTGTTTGCTAAAATTGCATTAACACATTTAAATAATAATAAAACATATTATGATGATTTAGATAAGAAAGATGACACATCAAATTTTATTGAACACAAGATTCCAAATGTTTTTAATGAATTAAGAGAATTTAAAAAAACTAATAAATTAAAATTAAAAAATTTAATAAAAAACAAATAATCTTATATTTATATTTATATAAATATAATTTTTAGGAGAAATTAAAAATGGCAACATTATTAGAAAATTCAGAAATGCTTTTTCAAAATTATGAACCAAAGACTCAATTTAGATTTAAATTCAGTTTTGGAGGTTCTGCTACATCGGCTATTCCAGCATGGTTAGTAAAAAGTTCTAAAAGACCATCTATTACTTTCAGTCCTATTACAATAGATCATATTAACTCTAAAAGAAAACTTTTGGGTAAAGGTGAATGGGAAGATATTGATGTTGTATTTTATGATCCAATTACTCCAAGTGGAGCACAAGCTGTAATAACTTGGATGAGACAAGGATATGAATCATTTACCGGTAGAGCCGGTTATGCTTCATTTTACAAAAGAGACATAACGCTTCAGATGTTAGGTCCAATCGGTGATGTTGTAGAAGAATGGTCATTAATTGGTGCATTCATTAGTAAATGTGATTGGGGTTCGTTGGATTATACATCAAACGATGCCTTATCAGAAATATCTGCAACAATTACCTATGATTATGCTATTTTGAATTACTAATTTCTCTAGAATTAATGGAGACTCCTTTATAGGAGTCTTCTCCTATAAATTATAAAAGTTTTAATAAATAGTTTCATATATAAGAAAGGTCACTCATGTTAAATCAAACAACAACAAACACAAACGAGTTACACGATGAGAAATATCCTTATGAAATAATAGAATTACCGAGTGGTGGTGTTTTTTATTCTAAAGATAATTCTCTGTCAAGTGGTCTCATTAAATTAAAACTTCCTACCGCAAAACATGAAGATATATTAACATCTAAAAACCTAATTACAAAAGGTATAGTTATAGATGAATTATTAAAATCATTAATATTAGATAAAATTAATTATGACGATCTTTTATTAGGTGATATTAATGGGTTAATCATTTCAACTAGAATTTTGTTATATGGTTCAGATTATAATACTCAAATTCATTGCCCATCGTGTGATAAGTTAAATCAGATTAAAATTAATTTGTCATCTTTAAAAGTTAAAGAATTTCCAAGTATAGATGAGAATCTAAAAGGTATAAACGAACATGATTTTGTGTTACCATTTAGTAAAATACCTATTAAATTTAAATTTTTAACACATAAAGATGAACAAGAAATTAATTTGTACCTTAAGAAAATGAAAAAACACATCGGTGGGATTGATCCTGAAATAACAACTCGGTTAGGTTTTGCTATTATTGAAATTAATGGTGAAACGGATAAGACAAAAATACAGCATTATGTGTCAGACCAAATGACTACTAAAGATACAAAGGCATTTAGAGAACATTTAAATGCAGTATCACCAGGCGTTGATACTGAAATTTTATTTGAATGTGATTCGTGTGGTCATGAAGATACTTTGACTATGCCTATGAATGTTGACTTTTTTTGGCCTAGCGGAAAACTACAGAAGTAGTGTATTAACTGAAATATTTTTCATAATTACAAAGACTCAAGGTGCATTTACACATGATGAAATATATAATATGCCAGTTGGTAGAAGAAGAAGTTATTTAGGTCTTCTTCTACAATCTTTAGAGCCACCTGTAAATAACTCAAATACTAAAAATACACGTAGTCCCAGTAAATTTCAACGTAAAAAATCTTAATTTAAGCTATATATTCTAACGAATATATAGCTTTTTTAGTTTTTCAATATTTATTATTAACCAATTCTTAATAGGAAATAAAATGCTTAACATGAAAAACACACTTAATGAAGGAATTATAGATAATATATTATCTAAAATATTTTCTATATTATTTAGTACTCAATTAAAACATATTCAAACAAAAGTCAAAGCACTTAATAAACAATTAAAAGATAATAATATTTTAGAACGCCCAGACATAATAGAATTAAAACATATGATTGATGACAAGCATGTTATGACTATATTACATAAGTCTGGAAATGATAAAAGTTTATTAGATTTATATGACGCGTTAATTAAATAATGACAAAACACGATAAACAATCTGAATCAGAGTTTGATGATACGACACAGACTAGAAGAACTTTAAAAAGTTTTACTACTGAATTAAATGATATGACTGCTAACATTTTAAAAAATGTAGCACAAATAACTAAATTATCCGGTACTAAACTGTTTGACCCGGCTACTATTAGATCTGATATTGAGGCAATGCAAAGTAGAAGTAGACAACTTGATGATTTTATTAAAACATCAAAAGCTGGTTATAAAGATATTATGAAGGCCCAAAAAGATCTTGCATTAAATACTAGATTGGTTAATAACAAAATAAAACAATTAAATGATGCAGTATTTCTAGATACCAGTAAAAAATATACAGAATATTCTTCTAAAATTTCACAACAGCTTGAAGATATGAAAAAAAGTGGTAATTCAAGTTTCTTTGATACTGGTGAAGCAGATGAATATATTAATAGAATTGAAGAATTACAACAAACTTTTACTGATTTAGCATCTACCCAAGATTTAAGTGCAGATAAATTAGAACAAGTTAATATATTATTAGGTTTAATGGATAATACACTTAAAAGTATTACATCATCTAAAAAAGAATCTGAAGATTTAGGTGATCGTTTAGGAGGTATCTCAGATGATATAATAAAACCGTTTACAAGTCTTACTGGAATTATAGATAATATACCAATAATAGGAAATTCACTTAGTAGAATATTAGATACTGAAGGTTTAACTAAAACTTTAAAAGAAAATATAACAAATACACTAAGAAAATCTATAACAAAAGATGGTATATCTGTAGAAGGTTTAAAAGATGGATTTGTTAATACATTTAAATCTATGTTTAGTTTAATAGGTTTGGCTATGAAAACATTATTTTTAAATCCTATGATACTAGGTATATCGGCAACTGTAGGTTTAGTATATGGTATGTGGAAAATATTTTCATCTATAGGAAAAACATCAAGCGAAGTTGCACAGACACTGGGAGTTGGAAATGCTATTACATCGGAATTAAGTTATAATTTAAAAATGAGCGAGTCTAATTTAATTAATATGGGTTCATCGCTCGAAAGTGCAATTGAATCTGCAGCTGCATTAAATACAGTTTTAGGTAATACACACTTTGTTACAGTTGATGCATCAACTGCCATGGCTAAAATGTCAGATTGGACAGGAGCAACTAAAGAAACAATGGCAGCTATATATTCTCAAATGTTAGGTATACAAGGTGCTACAGAAAAATCGGCAATTGCCTCAACCCAACAATTGGCAGCAGTTGCTAATTTATCAGGTATTGCACCTAATATCTTATTTAAGGATATAGAATCTAATTCAGAATTAATTGCAACTCATTTATCTAAAACGCCAGGTGCGTTAAATAAAGCAATTGTGTCAACTAGAAAATTAGGTTTAAGTTTAAGTCAAGTAGATTCTATAATTGAATCAACTATGGATTTTGAATCTTCAATTGAAAAAGAATTTAAAGCATCTGTACTTTTAGGAAAACAATTAAACTTTAATAGTGCTAGACAAAAGATTTTTAATAATGATATAACAGGTGGAATACAAGATATTATGAATCAAGTTGGTTCATTAGAAGAATTTAATAATATGAATATGTTTCAAAAGAAAGCATTAGCCGATACACTTGGAATGTCAGCAGGTGAATTACAAAAGTCGTTACAATATCAAAGTATGTTATCGAAGATGTATCCAAATGATGCAAACCAACAACAAAAAATATTAGATATGTTAGAAGGAAAAGAGTCTTTAGATGAAAAAAGTTTAAAGAATCAAATTAGTTATCAAAGTGCAATAAGTGATATTAAAAACTCATTTGCTTCAATATTACCATTAATTACTGAATCGTTAATACCTGCTGCAAAAGAATTCTTTGGATGGATATCCAAAGAAGAAACAAAAAACATGATAAAAGATACAGTAATCGGTTTGGGTGATATGGCATCTGCTTTAGTTTCAATAGTTGGTTTCTTTTCGAAAGCAGGTATGTTAGGTTTAGCATTATTAGGAACAATAACTATGATGATACCTAAATTGATTACAATGGCTGCGATACAATTTGCAAGTGGTAGTCCATTTGGTGCAGGTGTTGGTTCTTATATGTCAAAACTAGCTTATGCAGGTTTAGGAGTTGGATTAGGAACTACATTAGGTGGAGGTGGTACATATGCTACATTGGGATCTGTAGCAGGCTCAGTGCTAGGTGGTTTAGCTGGGGCATTTATTCCAGGTGCACAGGCATTTACACCGTGGTTAATGTCTGGTGGTGGTGCATTGGGTGGATATTTAGCTGGAATGTTAGATACTCCTGTAAAAGATGGTATACTTAGAGGTAATATTATGCATCCTATTTCTAATGAGGATGATGTAATGGCTTTAAAATCTGGTGGACCAATTGGAAATGCGTTATCAAATAAAGAAGCAGATAGTTCTGAATCAACTAAAGTATTGAGTGATAAATTAGATAAAATTGCAACTCTACTTTCTCAATTGAAAATAGATGTAATGCTAGATGGTAAAAAAGTTGGCTATGGTATTTCCAAAGCACAAATATTACCAAGAGGAGGATATTAATGCAAGATCTTTTATCTATTTATAGTAAAACTATATCAAACAGTAATAAACCAACAGAGGTTAAGTCCCATATATTAGAACAATATCGACGTACTGAAACTAAAATGCATAATGATGATATGATAGATAGATATAAGAAATTTTTATCTAGTAGTATTATTTTAATAGATACAAATTTTACATTATATTCACAAATAATGTTAAAATTGAATTCGACAATAAATACAGACTTAAATAAAATTAGAAGTACCCAATTTGATACTATACCTTTATACACTGTGAGAAAAGATTTGGGTTCTAAATATAGTGGTTGGACAGGTCATTATTTAAATCAATATTATACTACTCAATATTTGGCAAATAATCAGTTTATTAAAACTATTAATAGATCACTTTCACCTATAGTGTTTAATACAACTTCAATTTTAGATTCTTATAATAGTAGTATGCCAGAAATGTGGTCACGCGAATTTTCTAGTATGTTTAGTATGCCAATTAACTTTCATACGGTTTCTAGTCAATCACCCATGCAAAAATTACTTACACAATTTGGTGCAGGTAAATTACAATTTTTTAAAGAATACAATGTGTGGAAAATAAATACACCTGATGAATTGAAAAAAATATCTGAAAATAATAATAGTTATATAAGAACAAATTCTACGAATGTAATAGAAACTATTCCACTACTTGGTAGATTTTTTAATGATGTTTCTTTAAGTGCAATGTGGGCATATAGAACTGTAATATCTGTAAATTCATTTGCAAATAAATATGGTATAATGCTTGGATTAGGAACAGATACTTGGTGGTTAAAACAAAGAAATGCATTGCAATTAATACCATCTATAGGTTATATTTCTCAATACACACCTGTTACATACGCAACCGGTAAATTACAATCTTATTTTAATGCATTTAATCCAGTTGGGTTCGTAAATATATTAGATACAACTATTAATTTATTATCTATGCCACCTACATCGTATGAAGCAATTAGTGGTTTATTATCTAGAGGTTTAGATTACTATTATAATAAATATTTAACAGATAATAAACTTAAATTTACTGAAAGAACTACATATACAGATTTAAAAGGTATACCATATATTAATTCTAATAATGAAGATTGTACTCATTTAAATGAAAGTGATATATTAACAGGTCAATCTAGATTAGGATTTCCTGAATCTAATAATTCTAAAACATTAGATAAAATTAATATGTTAGAACCACATGTTGGTATTGAAAATTCAAATTTAAATAATAATATTAAATTTATATTTGAAACAGTATTATTGTCAAACGCCAATACTGATAATGTTGGACCCATTATATTTAGAAGTACTTTAACTTCAATAAAAGATACTATTAATCCTGAATGGAACGGTATTTCATATATGGGTCGTCCAGATAAATTTTATCAATATTCAGGTGTTACTAGAGAAATAAGTTTTGGATTTACGGTTTATACAAATAGTGAAGATGAAGTAAAACCACAATGGAATAAATTAAATGCACTTTCCGGACTATGTTACCCTGTTAAATATTATGATAATAGAACAATGAAAGGTTCTATGATAAGATTGACGATTGGTAATATGTTTCATAGACTATATGGATTTATTAATTCATATAATATGTCACCTCATGATGATTCAATGTGGTCAGTGCGAGCACCTGGAAAATATTCTAACACAATTGAACTTCCACACATTGTTAATGTAGATATAGGTTTTACAGTAATATCAAACATGGCACCACTTGCTAGTGATAGTAGATATGAATACGACCAAGTAGATAAATCTTCAACTAATGCCAGTACGGGCAGTTAACTTAACATAGGAACATATGAGCAGATACCAAAATATATCTATAACTAATAAACACTATATTAGTGTTAATTATCCCGTAATTTCTAAGTTGAGTACTGATAATTATATTATTAGTAATAATGAAACTAGATTAGATTTATTGTCAACTGATTATTATGGAGATCAAACATTATATTGGATTATAGCTATATGTAATAATATAGAAGGAACAATATTTGTCACTCCTGGAACTCAACTTTGTATTCCAAATAAAAATAGAATTATTTCAATTCTTTCACAATATAACGGTTTAAATTAAATGGGTACATATAACGGTTTTCCCTTCGTATCTAATATTACAGATTCTGTTAAGAACGAAATAGATAGGAGAATGTCATCACCTGTATCCAGACTTGATAATTCTAATTCGTGGTGTAAAATTACAAGTGGCGTATATAAGGTAGGTATAAATGGTGCTAAAGTTGATGATAATCTAAAAACCATGTCTACATTTATAATGAATGATATACTGGATAATACACCAGAAAATATTACAATAAACAATATATATGGAATTGGTGATATTGAGTATGAAGGATTATTGAAACCTGGAATTACGGAATTAACAGTAGAACATATGGGTAATGATGGTGGTGGAATTAGAAAAGCAAAAATTAAATGGACAACATATTCAATAGGTGACTTTGAAGAACTCGCTAACTATTTTTTATCAGTTGGTAGATCATGTTTAATAGAATGGGGAACATTTTCTTTAAAAAATGAATTTGACCCAAATAGTAAACCAATTACATTAGATGTAAAAGGAATAGAGCAGTTTTCAGGTGGGAATTTTAAAACTGCATATGAATTATTACAAAAGAAAACAGAACTAAGTAAGGGTAATTATGACGGTATGCTGGGTATAATTACTAATTATGATTTTTCTTTGAATGATAATGGTGGGTTTGATTGTACTACAGAAATAACATGCTTGGGCGCGGTTATGTATGGAACAAGTTTATCACATCAATATAATAGTACTGAACTAAAGAGTAAAAAAATATCAGAATTACAGAATTATATTATAGATGAATTAAACGATGACTTAAATAAATACTATACTGGAATTCACCTTACTGAAGGCAAATATTGGTATAGGAATGATAAAACAGGTTATCATGCTTTCGTTGATCAAAAAGCAAATGAAAATAATATAATTCCCAATAATTTAAAAGATTGGCAAAACAAATAAAGTATGGCAACTGACAATAAAACCGATTTTTGGAAAAAATTTATAACTATTGGTTATTTAGAACAAATAATTAATTCATATTCTCATACTAAATTTAGTGATGGTGTTAAAGTATTTGAATTTAAAAATGAATTGAATGATGGTTCTTCAATAAAAATATTAAACCATATAGGTTTAAGAACCACAGATTTATCTGTAGCATTTATAAATAATACTAATAATCTAGAAACATTAAAATTTAATACGGATGAAACTTATAATAGTGGATATATAAGAAATATTTATGTTAATTTAGAAGTTGTTAGAAATGCATTTCAAAATAATGATACTTTACGTAACGCAATTGTATCAATATTAAATAGTATTAATAGTGTATTTTTAGGATATTGGGATTTTCATCTTAAAGTTAATGAATCTACACAATGTATATCTATAATAGATAAGAATTTTATAAATGAAAAATTAAATAACGTTCGTAACAATATATTTAAATTTAAAATGTATGGTGGTAATTCTATAATAAAATCACTGAGTGTTAATTCTAAATTATCAAATGAAATAGGTATGACATCATTATATTCTATTAATGTTGATAATAAAGGTACAAATTATATTCTTAATAATGACTCGGACGCATTTACTTCTATATGGAATGATACTAAAAATACAAAGTACATATACAAAGATAAGTTTGTGGGTACATTATTATCACTTGACAATACAAATACTAAATCTACTACTAATATGGAAATTAAATCTACTGATTCTAGTATTAATAAGCAAAATAAATCATATATGTCTCCAGCTAAAGATACTAATAATAAATATGATACAATACAACATAATATAGATTCATATTTACTTAACATTTCAAAGAAAATTGAAAATGCTGAACATAATTTAAAATTTAGTATTGAGTGTAAAAATGCGTATTTACCTTCAACTGAATCTGAAATTTATAAACCATTTGTTACAAGTGACTATGATACTGATGTGGATGTTATGCGCAATTGTATATTTCGTAAAAGTACTAGTATTAATCAAACTGGTAAATCTGTAATGTATATTCCAATAGATTTTGAAATGCAACTTGCTGGAATATCTGGAATACGCTTAGGTGATATATTTACAGTAGATGCATTACCTACTGCGTATAGAAATAATTCTGTACTACAAGTTACGGGTGTAACACATACTATTAAAGATAATATATGGGATACGACGGTAAATGCAGGATTAAGAATTTTTAAGTTTGATGATAATCAAAAAGAAATTCCACCGCCACCGCGTAAAGAATATAAAAATATAATAAGACCTGGTAAATGGGAAACAGAAACCGATAATGTAGATGAAGCTGAAGTGGTTAGTAGTTTTAAAGGAAAAAATAATTTAATTGGAGTTGATGTAAAATATACAATGGCACTTCTAAGTTATAAAGCACCTGCCGCACTAGCATCTAAAAATTATCATAAATTTCCAAAAGATGGAATTCGAATTGAACTTCCGCGTACTCCGAACACTGATAGAGTTGAATTAAAGCGCAATATAAAATCAGTTGTAGACGTATTAGTAAATATTAATAATTATTTAGATAAAGTGACATCAGCTATTAATAATAAATACTATGTTGCACGAGTATTAAGTGGGTTTAGATCAGATAAAAGTGGAAGTTCTCATTCACACGCACTTGCATTGGATATTTCATTTTGGGTGTGGGATAAAAAAAATAAAAAACTGGGTAATATTAATTCTGATAAAGATATTCATGTTAAAATAGTAAATATGTTGGTAAAAGATGTATTATCGAATAAAAATATGAATCAAGTATTATGCGAATTTAATGCTAATGGCGCATGTTGGCTACACATAGACACTTCTCCTACTACACCTGATATAAAATTTTATACTGAACCTGGTCCAAATGGTACGTGGGATGGAGATACTAATGCAGCATATAACCCTAACAGAGTTAATCAGTATTATAACCCGTGGAAAAAAGTGTGAAACTAAAAGAACCAAATAGATATAAATATGATTTTTTTGATGTATTAAAGTCTATAGAAGATTATAATTTACTCATACAGCTTCAATTTACAGATGTAATTAATACTACAAAATTGATAGTTACTGATTATGATTATGACTTAGGTTATATTACTAGATATTTTTTTAAACAAAAAAATGTTTCAAATTCTGTAATAACAGAATCACTTAAAAAAGATTGGTCAAATTCTAAATTTAATCCTCTTTATAATAATATTTCGATAGATTGGAGAATCACAGGAAAACAAAGTGCTATCGAAGAAGAAAATCTAAAAACTATAACTGAAGCAGATAAAATTATGTCAGGTATAAAAAATTTATTGGAAAAAAATTTATTAGAGTACGTCAAATTATAAGAAACTTTGGTTATATTTATTTATAAATAAAGGTTACATAGTTGATTATTATAGAAAATAAAGCGCTTTTAAAAGAAATTTGTCTAAAGATTCATATGGGTGATTCTATAATTATTCCTGTGTTTACTGACCATAAACAAAATCATCATATAAATAAACCTTTATTTTTATATATTTATCTTATTAAATTTAAAACTGGGTATATAATTCCAATTAATACTGAAGATTGTATTAATATAGAAAATCTAGATTTATTTGACCTTTTTACTAATATATTAAATAATATAACAACTAAATATGTAATTAATCTAGATCATCTATATTATTTTAGACCTTCTTTAGATGATAGATTTGTTGACTTAAGAGTGTTAGAATATATATCGACCGGTAAAGTATCTACTCATTATAATAGATTATTACCTACTCAAAGTTTTATGTATCATCTACATTATAACATGAATGATGTTAATATATCTATTCCGATTACTAAACACATTGAATATTTAGAAATGGAAACAGAAAATATATTAAATGTTATTAAATTATATTCAGAAAATGAATTTGAATTAAGTCTTAAAATGTTTAATAATATAATGCTTCCAACTCTAAATACCATAACCCAGGCAGGTATACCAGTTGATACTGAATTTCCAGTTAAAGAAAATATTAAGAATAATTGTATTTATACAACCTATAATCCTTTTAATCTGACTAGTCGACCAACGTGTAGTTCTGGAAAATTCAGTTTTAGTTCAATAGCAAAGGACTCTCAAGATAGAAAGCACATTATTTCTAGATTCGGAGAAGATGGAACTTTGGTCTTATTTGATTATAATTCATATCATATATCATTGATATGTGAAATTATAAATTATAAATTTAATGAATACGCGTATACTCAATTAGGTAAAATATATTTTGGCAAAGAAGAATTAACTCATGACGAAATAACAGATGCTAAAATCTTAACATTTAGAGTTTTATATGGTGGTATACCAACTGAATTCTTACAAATAGAATTTTTTAAAAGAGTAGATAAATTTATAAAAGAATTGTGGTCAGCATATAATTCAGATGGGTGTATATATACTAGATTATTTAAGCGAAGATATAATAGGAAAAACTATCCTGATATGAATGCTCAAAAATTATTTAATTATTATCTTCAATCATTTGAAACTGAAAATAATATGATGATACTAAATAAAATAAATACATATTTACAACAATATTCAACTAAAGTTATCCTATACATATATGATTCTATATTAATTGACTTCAAATTTGAAGATGGAAAAGATGTCATTAATCAAATACTGAATATTTTTAAAAATGATAAGTATGATGTAAGTATTTTTATGGGAAATAATTATTTAGATTTAGTCAAAATTTAAGTATTCTTTATATTTATTATTAAAAATTAACAATAATTAAAATATCGAGTTTCATTAAATGAAGTTAAATATAAATTTAATGTTTTTCAGCAAAATTCAACATTAAAAAGCATGATTTAAATTATGATTAATTATTTAATTTATTGGATTTTGTATTTTATA